TTGCCGGGGACAGGATCTCGATTTTTTTCTAAAGTTCATAATTTTTTGCACCGCCTCAAATACTGAAGAATCAACAATGCTGGGAATTGCATTTTCTTTTCTTATACCGTTCCATAAAAAAGTTCCGCGGTATCTTTCGTTTTTAAGTATAGTCCGGAGACTGTTTTTAGAAAAAGGCTTTCCTTTAGCCGTCAACTTGTTCTGTTCATTTAAACCTTTAATAACAGAGGCCATCGTTTGGCCATTAAGAATTTTTTGGTATATATCCCGTACAGTGGAGGCGTTCGGCTCATCAATAATTAAATGCCTGTTCTCGTCAAGCTTAAAACCAAGCGGAACTGTACCGCCGGGCCACTTCCCTTCAAGGGCGTTTTCGGTCATTCCCCGTGTTACATTTTCGGCCAATTCGGCAGAATAGTATTCTGCCAGCCCCTCAATAACGGATTCTAAAAGGATACCTGACGGGTCATCTGCAATATTTTCCATTGCCGACACGACACGGACTCCCTGTTTTTTCAATTTGTGTTTATACTTGGCGCTGTCATATCTGTTACGGGCAAAACGATTAAGCTTATATACTAAAACAACATCAAAAGTTTGAAGAGCGGCATCGCGAATCATTTTTTGAAATTCAGGTCTTTGGTCAGTTCTGCCGGTCATCGCCCTGTCGGAATAGATATGCATAATTGTTAAATCGTTTCTTTTCGCATAATCTTCACAAACCCGGACCTGACCCTCTATAGATTCATCGCGTTGACGGTCAGAGGAGTACCGGGCATAAATAACAGCTCTTTTGCTCAAAATAAAACAGCTCCTTTCTACAATAAGGTCTGTTTATGCTATACTATAATAGTAATCAGCCCTTGGGGTATATTACACTTTCCCGTCAGTATGCGCTACCATACCGGCGGGATTTTTATATTGGAAATAATTTGACGTTTTGCTTGGAGATAACCATTTATATCCAAGAGAAATGATGTTTTGCTTGGATATGTCATAAGATGTCAAAATAAGTTGACGTTTTGCTTGGATTTAAATCAAATTAAGAAGTTCACGGCAAATGAAAGTTTTTTCTTTTTTTCTCAATGATGGGTTATCAAGAGGAATGCCGTTTTCCTGCATTTTATTAAGGAGATTATAGAGCGTCTGTCTCGATGTTTTAATTTCATTATTTAACATGCTTACAGTAAAAATGGGGTGTTCAAAAATAAAATCAAGCACTTGGACATAATAGATGGAACGAATGTTATTTGATTTTGCTTTATAGGAATTGTAAAGAGATAATATATCCTGCACTTTTTGAATATTGGTATGTGCTTGAGTAATGACACCATTAAGGAAATACCGTATCCATCCTTGCCAATCGTTATTTTGTGATATATTTGCAAGCATTTGAAGATATAATGCACGATCTTGTTCAAAAAAAGAACTCATGTAAAAGGTCGGAGTGAAGATTTTCCCCGAATAATAGAGAAATAGCGGAATTAATAATCGACCGATACGACCATTGCCATCTTCAAATGGGTGAATCATTTCAAATTGTGCGTGGATTATAGCAGTTTGGACGAGAATATTTGGCTCTGTATAGTGAATAAATTTTTCCCAGTTGCTCATATAAAAATCTGTTAGCTCCGGAGGAACAGGCGTATAGGAGATTCTACCATAGCTGCCAATATAGTTTTGGCTAGTTTTAAATTCTCCCGGATGTTTTGTGCTACCTCTAACGTTACTAAGTAATATTTTATGCATGGTTTTAATCACTTTTATTGTAAGAGGGCTTTTGCTGTCAGGATTTGTAAGATTATCCCGAGGTGTTATGGTGTTTAGTGCATATAATAGCGCTTTCCGATAATTCAAAATTTCTTTCAGTTCATCCTCTTGAATCCCTGTTTCGTTACCCGCCTCATGGTTAAGAATGTCTTCAAGGGTTGCATGAGTTCCTTCCAGCTTTGATGACAAAACGGCTTCTTGCGTAGTAATTGGCGAAATAAGCAAGGTGGGATTTGATAGTGTTCGCAAAAACCAATTGTATCCGCCTAAAATGGAATCTGCCGCAGATAATAAGCCCAGTATTTCATCAGACGAATAAACTATTTTACGTGTGTCAATAGGAAGCTTTGTGGGTAAATAAGGTGTTGGTGCAGTTTCTAATAATTTTTTCTTTTGAATGGTATCCATAGAAATTTTTCCTTGCGTATAAAATATAAAACAAAAATTACCATGTGTGACGGGATTCTACCACTTTACCGATAATTTTCACCGGTAATTCTTCGATTTCTTTATTGCTGTAGAAATGGGGTTGATATACTTCCACATTAAGACCGACCAGCATAATGCCTGTTTCGGTCTTTTTTATTTGTTTAACGGTTGCGTCATTCCCGTTTACTAAAACAATGGCGGTATCTCCGGTATCCACATCATTCTGCTTTTTAACGATGACAATATCTCCCGGTTGCAGTTTGGGAGACATAGATTCACCTTTGATTCTTAATGCAAAATATTCTCCGCTCTTTGCCATGCTTTCGGGAATCTCTTCCCAGTCGTCTATGTCGGTGATTGCCTCGATAGGGATTCCGGCGGCAACACGACCAAGAACGGGAATGCGAGTTCCTTTTGCATGACGGGTGGGGGATTCTTCTAAGAAATATGATTTAGGTACATTAAAATAATCAGATAACTTTTGAATAACTCCCATACGGGGGATAGATTTCATTAAAATCCATTTGCCTACAGTTGATTCGCTTACATCTAAAATCTTGGCAAGGTCACTTTGTGTCATATCGTGTTTATCTAAGATTCGTTGTATTCTCTTGCTTATTACAAGTCTTGCATTTTCAATATCACTCATTTTAGAACCCCCTTTTTTCTATATTTTAGAATATTATTCTAAAAAAGTCAAAAAAATCTAAAAAAATAGAATTTAACGCTTGACAGTAGAATTAAATTCTACTATAATACATTCAGAACAGGAAGAAAGGAGGGAAAAGCGTGGAAGAAGAATTTCAAATTTCATTGAAAGCCGCCCGCGTGAATGCAAGATTAACACTGATAAATGCGGCGAAGGCAATAGGGATAGGCAAAGATACATTGATTAAGTGGGAAAGGAATTCCGGGTTAGTGAATCCAATTTATCAAAAGAAAATTTCTGAAGCTTATTCCTGCCCTATAGACAAAATTTTTTTTGGACAGTGAGTAGAATTTAATTCTAGAAATAGCAGAAAGAGAGGTGAGAACAAATGGAAGACAAACTGAATATTACGCTCCAACTGGTCAAAGGGCTGAAAGCTTGGGAGTGGAGACGTATTAAAGAAATAATCGATAGACAGTATGAAGAAAAGGCCAACAAGCTGGCACTTGATGACCTTTCTTGTGAATCGATAAAGAGACGGTTTGATATGGAATTTACTCGGTAACAACTTGAATGAATGACGGATGTATACGGTAATTCTTTCCCTCGTACTGAATATTAAGGTGATTATATTCAAAGAGTTTATCGCCTTCTTCTTTCCACCAGGTGCTTACCGGTTTTCCGTCATCGACAGTTGCGTTTGCGGCACTAAGGTTAACCCAAGTACCACAAAGACATGCATAGATCTGTTTCATAGTATTCACCCCCTTTCTGATTTCATTATAAAGAGGGTGGCAAGCATTAAGCACAAAGAAGGGTAGCAAAATGAACAATTTACAAATTTTTAACAACGAAAAATTCGGCAGCATTCGGACAGTGGAAGTTAACAACGAACCTTATTTTGTGGGGAAAGATGTAGCAGACATCTTGGGGTATCAAAACCCAAGCAAGGCAATAAGTATGCACGTAGACGAAGAAGATAAGGAATTTGTGATGATGAACATAGCAGATTCCCAAAATGGGAATCTGTCTATAGGGCAAACAAAAACAGCAGTTATTAACGAGAGTGGTTTATATAGCTTGATATTGTCCTCAAAATTACCAACGGCGAAAGAATTTAAAAGATGGATTACACATGAAGTCATTCCGGCAATCCGGAAGACCGGCGGATATATCTCCGGGGCAAAGGAAATGTCTGATGAGGAAATCATGGCAAAGGCTCTGCTGATTGGGAAGCGCACCATTGAACAACAGCAACTCCGGATTCAGGATCTGGAAGTCACAAACAGCAAACTTTCGGTCTCCAACACCATCATGCGTCCGAAAGCCGATTATTTTGATGAACTTGTAGATAGAAACCTGTTAACCAATATACGGGAGACAGCAAAACAACTTCGTGTCGGACAAAAAGTATTTGTTAATTTCCTTTTAGATAAAAAATATCTCTATCGGGATTTAAAAGGAAAACTCATGCCGTATGCAGGAAAAGGAGACGGTCTCTTTGAAGTCAAAGAATGCTTCAACGACAAAACAAAGTGGAGTGGCGTGCAGGTACTCGTTACCCCCAAAGGCAGAGAAGTATTCCGGCTACTCTGCACGGGATTAACGGCTTCTCGTTATCAACTGTAGCGTTTGCTGCACTAAGGTTAACCCATTTGCCGCAAAGATAAGCGTAAATGTTGGTCATATTATTTCACCCCCTTTCTAATCTCATTATAAAGAGGGTGATAAGAATTGGATAGAAAGAGGTGTTAATTATGGAATTTTTAATCCGGTTTATGGCAGAGTTTCTTGCCGAACATGAAGAAGAATATCTTGAATGGCTCAAGATACATCATCCCGACGATCCGGAGGTGGCAGGCCATGAATAGAGTACAGGTAGTGGCAGTAGCGGTTCTTATTACTTTGTCGATAGGCGTAGTGGCAAATTCAACCGATGACAAGCTTGTCGAGTATAGAAAAGAAATAGCATCGGGGGACACGCTTTGGGACGTTTGTGCCAAAGTAGCAAGCGACAAAGATAACCTGCAGGAACTGGTATATAACACGATGAAAGAAAATCGCATATCTGATCCCGGCAGTTTACAACCGGGAGAGGAAATTATTATCCGGGTAAAGGCGGTGAAGTAATGAGGAGAAAGCTCATAATTGCTTTTTTAATCGGTATGGCAAGTATATTGCCTGCGCAGGCGGAATGGATTACCGCAGAATGTTCGGCTTATACACCGTACGATTGCGGGACTATTACCGCTACGGGCGAAACTGTCCATGTCGGCGGGGTCGCTTGTAACTTCCTGCCTTTCGGTACAGTCGTCATCATCGACGGCGTGGAGTATATCGTTAATGACCGCTGCGGGATAGATAACTGTATAGATATTTTTATGGAAGATTATGACGCCGCCATTCAATTCGGCCGGCAATACAAGGAGGTTTATATCAAGAGATGAATCCGATTATGCAACCAATCATTAATAAGTACGTTGTGCTGTATGTGGCGCACCCTTTCGGTGGAGATTTAGATAATGTTTCCCGCGCGGAAATTCAACTGTCAAAACTGCGAAAGCTGTTGCCCCGGCATACGTTGATATCGCCGATTCACAATTGGAGCTACTTAGATTATGAGATGACGAATCAGGTAGTGGCAATCCGCGACTGCGTAAGCCTGCTTCTCCGGTGTGACGCTCTCGTATTGACAGGGTGCTGGGAAGAATCCGCAGGCTGCCGGGCAGAGTACATTGCCGCGAAAGTAAAAGGTTTACCAGTTTTCACTTTCAGCAACAACGACCTGCAACGCATATAAAAGGAGGATTTATGAAAAAGACAAAAATAAACAGGCTGTACGACCTGTACGTAGACAATCCCGCGATTAAAGATCAGGAAGCTGCGGAGCTGCTGGACACGGATTACCGGGCTATAGGCACCATGAAACGACGGCTTAGAGACTACGGATACATCCAAATCGAGGATAACAGCGAAGTATCTATCCTCATGCCGTATAAAGATCAAGCAGAAAAAGGAATCGGCGGACTTCGGCTCGAAGTTGTTCTGGAAATGCTGGAGTACTACCGGGAAGATTTCCGCGGGCAAGAAACTTTTGCCGAACGGATGAAAGTCGGCAGAGAAATCCGCCTGCTGTTAGACATGATCCGCTAAAAGGAGGTAATTACATTGTTTAAATGCACAGGATGCCCGCATTACGGATACTGCATACCCGACGATTGCGCGGACATGAAAAAGACCCATGAACAGCAGCCACTGGTCAAGGGTCAAAGAAGAAAAACTACTATCTCAAGGATACTACAAAGAAAGCGAAAAGACAATGGACTACAAAACTTTTATTGACTCAAAGAGCCGAATAACCGAAAGTCACGGGTTTGAAATATCCGCAGAAAATCTTCATCCTAACCTGTTTGATTTTCAACGGGATATCGTCCGATGGGCGCTTGCTAAAGGCCGCGCCGCTATATTTGCTGACTGTGGACTCGGAAAAACTCTGATGCAGCTTTCATGGGCCTATGAAGCGGCACGGCATAACAGAAAACCTGTTTTAATCTTAGCCCCGCTTGCTGTCTCTGCGCAAACGGTATCCGAAGGACAGCGCTTTGGGATCCTCGTCCATCTTTGCGAAAAAGCAGAAGATGTAATGCCGGGAATTAATATCACGAATTACGAAAAACTGGATCGCTTTGATACGTCGGTTTTTGCCGGTGTAGTGCTGGATGAATCGTCTATTTTGAAATCGTTTACCGGCAAAGTCCGAACTCAGCTGATCGAGTCGTTCAGCGGTACACCGTACCGGTTAGCATGCACAGCTACGCCCGCGCCGAATGACTTCATGGAACTTGGTAACCATTCTGAGTTCTTAGGGGTTATGTCACGGACGGAGATGTTGTCTATGTACTTCGTTCACGACAGCGGGGAAACGTCTAAGTGGCGGCTCAAAGGACATGCTGAAACCAGTTTCTGGCGATGGATGGCCAGCTGGGCTGTCGTTCTGGATAACCCGGCAAGCTTAGGCTACGAAGACGAGGGTTACACGCTTCCTGAAATCCACATGCATGAAGTCGTTGTTGACGGCGATGCCCCGGTAACCGAAAAACTAACCCTGACGCAAAGGAGATCCGCTCGGAAAGAATCACTGCAAGACCGCTGCCAAGCGGCAGCGGAACTGGTCAATAACAGCACGGAGCAGTGGCTCGTATGGTGTGATCTCAACGCGGAATCGGAAGAACTTCACCGGGTGTGCAATCTGTCACAGGAAGTAAAAGGCGCAGATAAAGCTACGCATAAAATAAACGCTATGACAGGTTTTTCTGTGGGGTTGTTGAAATGTCTAATCACAAAACCGAGCATCGCAGGTTTCGGGATGAACTGGCAAAACTGCCGCAATGTCATTTTTGTAGGGCTATCCGACAGCTATGAACAATTTTATCAAGCGGTAAGACGATGCTGGCGATTCGGGCAAAAGAAAGCGGTGGATGTGTACATCATCATCTCCGCGAAAGAAGGCTGTGTGAAAGAGAACATCGAACGCAAAGAAGCAGACAGCCGTAAAATGCGAGACGCCATGATTACACTGACAAAGCAGGCCGTCAAGGAAGAACTAAAAGCAACTTGTCGCGTTATGGCAAAATACGAGCCCAGCGTCGATATGATTTTACCAAAATGGGCAGAGATGGAGGTGGCATAACCCTTGAAAGTAATTGATCAATATGTATCAAACAGAGTATCCCTGTACAACGGCGATTCTATAGAAATACTTAAGGGCTTGCCGGATCACTGCATACATTATGCGATATTTTCTCCGCCGTTCAGCAGCTTATATACGTATAGCAACAGCGACCGTGACCTGGGCAACAGCACGGGAGATGATCAGTTCTACCAGCATTTTCTTTTTCTAGTAAAAGAACTGGCACGGGTCATCATGCCTGGGCGGCTGGTGTCCGTGCACTGCATGGATATTCCGAAAATGAAAAGCCGAGATGGCGTTATCGGGCTTAAGGATTTTCCCGGAGAACTAATTCGGGAATTTGAAAATGCGGGCTTTATCTACCATAGCCGCGTCGTCGTCTGGAAAGACCCATTAGTAGAGGCTACCCGGACAAAAGCACTGGGGCTTATGCATAAACAGCTGTGTAAAGACTCCGCGATGTGCCGAATGGGGCTGCCGGATTATGTATTGACTTTCCGGTTACCGGGAGACAATCCGGAACCAGTCAGCCACGAAGCCGGGCTTAGCCGCTTTTACGGTGAAGATGAACCGAAAGGTATAAAAGGTACAAGGCCAGAACCGGACGCAGATCTAGTAGCTAAGAAAGAAAAGTATAATACCGAACCCGTTTATAGCCATCAAGTATGGCGGCGGTATGCGTCTCCGGTGTGGATGGATATCCGGCAGAGCAACACGCTAAACCGAACCGCCGCCAGAGATGAAAAAGATGAACGGCATATCTGTCCGCTACAGCTGGATTTAATAGCCCGCTGTCTGGAACTCTGGACAAATCCGAACGACATTGTTTTAGATCCGTTTGCCGGTATCGGCAGTGTTCCCGTCGTAGCTTTACAGATGGGGCGCCGGGCTATGGGCTTTGAGTTAAAAGAATCTTATTTTAAGCAGGCAGTGCTTAACTGCCAGAAAGAGGAAAATCATGATGACAGTAACATTTGAAGGATCCGCCGCCGAAGTACTTAGCGAAATGCAGGTGTTTTTGAAAAACTCGGTAACACCAAAAGGAAGCACCGTAGATGTTACACCGGAAAAAGTAACTCTTGCATGTACTGCGGCACCGCAGATCAGCAAGGTTAAAATACCTGATTCGGCGCTTAAGGCGGCTAAATCTCCCGCTGTCCCGGTACAAGCCCCAACTGTCCCGGTACAAGCCCCAACTGTCCCGGTAGCCCCGGCTAAAGAATACACACAGGCTGAAATTCTCGCAGCCTGTGGGCCACTGATGGACGCCGGGAAAGTACCGGAACTGACACAAATTATTCAAGAGTTCGGGGTAGCTTCTATGATGGAAATTCCGCAGGAAAAATATGGAGAATTGGCAGTTAAGCTCCGCGCGCTGGGGGCTAAGATATGACACAACACGCCCTGTTAAGCGCTTCCGGAGCGCATAAATGGCTCGTATGCACGGCATCAGCGAGGCTGGAGGCGGAGTTCCCCGACACTACCAGTGAATTTGCCCGCGAAGGAACGCTGGCACACTCGATTGCCGAACTGAAATTACGGCGGTATGCTATCGAGCCGATGAGCCCCG